TCTGCTTGACGTTGTTGTTGTCGCAGTGCTTCTTCACGTAACTTTTTAAAATCCTTCATTTGAAATTTTTTGGCAAGTTTGCTGCGATCTCAACCATGAGAGCACGGCAATCATTATCATTTAAGGCACTAGGAATACCAGAACGAAATGTTTTAAAGTCGGCAACATGTGCTGCACGACGCATTTTTGTTCCTGAGATGGCAAAGGTATCACCATCAGCATCTCTACTTCCAGAAGATTTAATATCAATCTTCCTAAAGGAAAAATCTTTTCCGTTATATTTATGAAGGAATTGCATGGCGGAAACTCTGTCAGATCCTACCAAAAATACAACCTCATCATATCCTGCCATCATGAGATCCTGCATTGCAGCTACTGGTTGTTTAGGACCTGAGAATATCTTGCCACGATGCATTGGAAACATCTTATTCATATAGAATAATTTTCTGTTAGGTAATAAAGGATTAGTTCCTTTAGTATCTACAGTCTGAGAAATGTATATACGATAGTCATTATTACCAGCAGCACGTTTTACACCGTCAAAATTTTCCTTATGACCTGTGGTTGGTGGTTGAAACCTACCAAATGTAAAGTAGCAAATTTTTCCGTCTAACGCCATTGCTTCTGGAGAGTGAAGTTGTTGTATGCAAACTCAAGACGATTAACGAACTTGATCATGTCTCCATCTTTATGAAGAACATAACCCTCAGGAGTTGTGATCTTATATCCTTTCTCCGTCTGAACAAAGGTTCTAAATTCTTCTAGATGATCCAGTTTATCTATAACCATTTGTTTGACTTCTTGCAATTCCTTGTAAAGTGTCAACATAGCTTTAAATTTAGATGCATTGTTTACAAGATAATTCTCACTATTATATACTAGGTTACGTTTCTTAACTAAGTTGTCAGCAGTTTTAATTTTTGCAAGTTCCTTACTCATCTTTGCATGATAAAAATTACCTAACTCAATCAATGCTTTATCTACATTATTAATACTACGAGCATTTTTTATCTCATTGTTAAAAAATTGTTTTAGATAAGATGATATGTGAAACTTAGCATCACCTTTAGTGCCACTAGCACCTACTAACTCATCTAGAAAATCACCACATGTCTTACACATCTTTTCAATGTCTTTAACATAGGTATCAAATTTCATTTCTTCTGCATGATTCAATCCTACCTTGTGCATAGGTGTGTCGTTATTTACTACAAGAGTTTCTGTTGATCCTTTTACTTTTGCACCAGCAAGAGCTTGCATAGATTGTAAATCATCACCAGAATAATGTGTATGAAATACTACACCGATCTTCGCTCTGCTCGCTGCTTGTCCAATAGGATGATGCACAGGAATAGCATAGGTAATCGTATTAGGTCTGAATGTGTAAAGTTTTTCACCATGAATTGTTTCTGTTTTTAAAGTAGATTTAGTAAAAAGGAGATCTCCTTGTACTACACCTTGAATATCAAGAGTAGAAAAATGACGGAGAGAAAACTTAAGTTTTTCTGCCAGATCTCCTTCGTACCAACCATCAATTTGTTCTTCACTATAGCAGAGTTTAGGATCAGATTTATTGAATACAGATTTAGTACCAACAAAAAACATTCCTGTCTGAGGATCTGTACCACATATAACTGATGGTGCACCATCCCATTTAGTTTGCATAAAACCTGTACTGTTATCACAACCAAGCATCTTGCGTAGTTCTTTTAAAAAAGACACAGCAGCTTTACAACCCTCAACTCCATAGTTGAGCATTTCATCTTCCAAATGTTCTAGATGTTTTAGTTGCTTAACGTTTGCCATTACTTCTTATAGTAATCTCCATTGGTGTGAGTAGGATAAATTCCACCTTGTTTGTTTCTAATATTAAATTTAAAATCATAAGATTTAGTTTCAAATATCATATCAATACGTTTACCTTTACCAGTAGCACCACCATAATTTATCTCAACTGTGTTCCCAATAAGAGATGCAGCTTTGTTCATATATTCTTTATCAATTTCATAACATTCTAATTTTGAACCAGTATAATGAACCATCCAATAACCATAACCAACACCACTCTTGATCATTTCTTGTAATGCTTTTTTGCCTGAGTTATCAAGTGTAGTATTTTCAATGTGATTATCTACTGTAGGACCTTGTTTAGTTCCATAGTTAGCAAATACTTCTAAAAATTTGTTTTGGTCAATACCAAACATGTTTAAATATTCTTGACCATCATCAGGTATCTCACCTGCTTTTAATTTTGCTTCTGGGAATAGATTAAGTTTACCTTTACCCGATCCTTTGATACCACAGTTAAAAAATGATAGTGTGTCTCCAAATTTAACTGAAAGATATACTGGTTTGCCATCAACTGTCAATGTAATATCTGTCAGAGTTTTTCCAATGTCATAGGTAGCAGTAGTGCCACCTGCAGAGATAACAATATTACTACCTTTTTTCTTAAGAGGACGTGCTTGGTTTTTACCACCCTCACCTAAAGCTTGAGTAGGTGCTACTCCATATTTTTTGACCATAGCATCAACGATTATGCTAACATGATCCAAATGTTTTTTTGGTTTCTTACCAGAACAATAATCAATTAATGATTGGGTAAGATCATTTTCATACACATTACCCATATTAACTTTCTTACCACCTTTGACTTGTCCACCAAACTCATCAGTTTTTGTAAAGTCATCTAGTTTTAAGTAAACATCTGTGCTACTTACATTACGAGATGCGTCAGCAATATTACATGTAAACTCAATACCATTCCTACCACGAAAACCTTGTCTACACACTAGATCAAATAACATCTTCGCAGAATTTTCCTTACCAGAATTTCCTTTTATATCATGGAAGTCTTGAAAGGGAGAAGTAAAATATCTATTATTAACTCTTGTAGTCGCAGTAAATCCTGCCACTTCTACAGTACCCATGCCTGTTGAGAAACGGTTTACTTTTCCATTACGATTTAAAGCTTTATCAAAAAAGGTATCCATGCGATCAAGATACCTTCCACCGTTTCTGAAAAAATCTCCTGCTTTCATGAAAAACCTCCCGTCTATCTATTTAGAGGAGAGGTTATAATGCTAGTGATGTGCAATAAAGTGCTTGTTAATGACATCAATACGTTCTTCTGCTTTTGCAATTACGTCTAGTTGATCTTGGATTGCAGCAAGAACATCTGGGTGCTCACCAATACCTACAGGATTATGCAAATAAATTTCAACATTTGCTTTTGCTTTGCTGATCTCACCTTGTGATTGCTCAAGCAAAGATGTTACAGCTATTTCTCTTAAATTACAGGACATGGGTTTTTCTTTTATGTAGCTTATGTTTGGTTGGTTGATGTAATGTGTTTCGTAATCTCCACTCATCTGTCTCCTGCTGCACGAACCTCAGATCTTTTTATATTGAACTTACCGCCAGGATATCTCTTTTCTAGTTTCTTTACGTTACGTTCAATAACCTCATCAAACGAAACTTCAAGTGCCATACATGCCTGTGCCACATACCACATCACATCACCCAACTCAATGATAAGATGTTCTTTGTTGTCTTCATCCCATGGTTTTCCTTGGAAGATCATCTTCTTAATGATCTCAAGAAACTCACCACCCTCGGCATTGATACCAACACCAGAAGTCAGAAGACGTTCAATGTTAGCACCTTCACGGTCTAACTCGCCAATACGATCAGCGAAGTCAACGAAGTTTGTTGATGCTTCAGAAGTAACTGCAGAAACAAACTCTTCATATCTGTTAAAATTAATTGTCATACATTCCACTCTGAGAATTTTGAAAGTCTAGATTGTGTATCAGCAAATTGCTGGAAGTCCTCACCAGGATCTTCATCATTGATGTTAATAGCAGATGCGTCATCCGCTACATCATACAGCTTCATTTTTGATCTGTCAATTCCCACCATGAATTTTCTTGAGGAAGTCGGGTCGTTGTACCTGTTCTTAAGTTGTTTGACCATGATGCGACCCTGTTGCTCAAGCTCCTCAGTAGATATAAGGGCAAACATAAAATCAGCAGTGGCAGGGAGACCAAAAGACTCACTAGTGTCAGTGAGATCGGGATCAGAGTTACCATACCCACTACGAGTAGTTTGAGTAGCACTGATAATAGGAACATTGCTTTCCACAGCAAGACCGCGAAGCTCTTCAGCAATCGCTTTAACATAGGTATACGAGTTAACAATGGCACCTTTGTACCTCACACTTGCACATATATTTAAGTAATCTACAAATATTATATCAGGTTTGAAATCTTTTTTCAAGTTGAGATCAGATAAGAGTGCCTTGAAGTGTCCTACATGTGCAGACGCTGTTGGATACTCTTTGATAATAAGTTTTCCTCTAGTCTTTTTAGCGATCTCATTAACTTTACTAGAGAATAGAACCTCAGGTAGTTCTACAATATCTTTGACGTTTACGTTTAGAAGATTTGCGTCAATTCGTTCAGCAATCTTCTCCTCTGCCATTTCACATGTAATGTAGAGAACGTTG